AAATACGGCAAATTTGCCGTTGTAAAGGCAGACAATGACGTACTGAACGGCATACAAGATGTAACTAAATTTCTTAATGCCGGTGTTCTCTATTTTCACCGAAGCTGCAAGAATACTTTTGATGAATTTGAGACGTATTCTTGGGACGAAGATAAATTAGAGGACGCAGTTATTAAAGAGAATGACCACAGTATGGATCAGTTGCGGTATTTCTGCCGCACAGCTCTACGCAATGAGTTGAAATGGATAGTGTAAAAGGCGGTGATAGGATTGAACTTTTTTACACGCCTTATAAGGAGGATAAGAAATATGTTTTTGAATAGCTCCGACATAGGCAAGGAATTTGGCGTTAGTCTTATCACCTCGGACGATATGAATAACGCCCTCAGATTGTGGGATCGTGTATCAACGGGTAAGCCCCCTTGGTTAAATGCTGATGACGATATACAGACAGTGAATATGGCTAAGCACATATCAGATACCCGTGCGAAACTAACAACACTTGATATTGGTATAGCCCTCTCAGGCTCGCCTCGTGCTGAGTACCTGCAAGACATTGTAGATGATATGTTAAAGCGGTTGCCTGACCGCATAGCTGAAGCTGATAGGCTCGGTGGCTTAATGATTAAGTGGAACGGTCAGACTTGGGACTACATCTTGCCGGGTAACTTCGGTATCACAGCGAAAGACGATAACGGCGAAATTGTAGGTGCTAGCTTCGCATACCACGCAGGGCAAAGCCCACTATACAAGGCTTGAATACCATAGGTTTGAGAACGGTGTTTATATTGTTACAAACAAGGCTTATAAAAATCAGGTTGAGGGCGGCAACACTGTACTTGGTAGGCTCGTACCTCTCAACACAGTACAGGCGTGGGCTGATATGCAAGATGAAGTTAGAATTTCTAACCTTGAAAAACCTCTTTTTGCTTATTATCGTGTACCCGGTGCAAATACGGTTGATCCGTCCTCGCCTCTTGGCTTGTCTGTATTTTCAAATGCTCTGACTGAGCTTAAAGCCGTAGATATTAGTATCAGCAGAAAAAATACAGAGGTTGAGGACAGCAAGCACATTACATTTGTAGGTCAGACTGTTATTAGCAACGCTCAAAACAGAGGTATTGAGCTTCCCCGTTTTGTAATGGGCTTAGGTATGGGCTTGAATGACGGTGAAACAACCTCAGTACACGAACACGTACCTACTATGCTTACAGATCAGCGTATTAAGGATATTAACTTTAACCTCTCTATGGCTGGCGTTAAATGCGGCTTTAGTGAGGGTGTTTTTGTGCTTGACGGGCAAACAGGTATGATTACAGCGACACAGGTTGAAGCAGACGATAGGGACACTATACAGACTATCAAAACTGACCGTGACGCTCTCAGAGATGCACTTGAACAAGCGATATACGGCGCTGACGCTCTTATTACACTCTACGGGCTTGCCCCTCTCGGTGAATACGAACTCAATTTTAATTTTGGCGATATTACATACAGCTATGAAGAGGACAAGGCAGCTTGGCGGCTTTATGCTATGCAGGGCTGGATTCCTAAGTGGCTTTACTTTGTCAAGTTTGAGGGTATGAGCGAAGAAGAGGCTAAGGCTTTTACTGCTGAGGCACAAGCCGCTACTATGGAAGCTGAGCTTTTCAGCGGCGGTGGTATTCCTGCTTCGTCCCCGGCGAAAAAGGACGATAAAAAGCAAGACGATAAGAAAAAAGAGTAAGGAGGTATAGCCTATGCTTACACCTCAAGAGCTTTTAGACATTATTGACACTATGCACCCTGTCATTGATGAGCTTAACGCTTGGGTAACTACGGATATGATTAGCCGTATTATGGCAAGGCTTGGGCGTGGCGAAGGCTTTTTATTAACAGGTACAGATCAGTGGCAGACAGAAGTATACAAAGCCGCAGGCGGTCATTATGAAGCCTTAGAGCGTGAAATAGGACGATTTACGCACAAGTCAGATGCGGAGGTTAAGGCAGTATTTGAGGATGCCGGTATAAGAGCTTGGGAATTTGACAACGCATTTTATACCGCTCACGGCTATGACGCTGCCCCTCTGCTTCAGTCAGAAAGTATGCTAAGAATTTTAGTTGATACTTACCAGCGTACCAACGGCACTATACACAATTTCACTCGTACTACTGCTAAGGCAAGTCAGCAGAAACTTATCAATGTTCTTGATACAGCACATTTTAAAGTTATGACCGGCGCACAGTCTTATACCGAAGCGGTCAAAGACGCTGTGAACGATATTATAAGCAATCAGGCGAAAGTGTATTATCCAACAGGACACGTTGACACAATAGAAACTGCTGTGCTTCGTGCCGTCCGTACAGGCGTTGCACAAGCAAGCGGCAATATGTCAATACAAGGTATGATTGAGAGGGATTGGGATTTAATCAGAGTATCGGCACACCTCGGCGCTCGATACGGTGACGGTGGCGAAAATCCCGGCAACCACTTTTGGTGGCAAGGTGGGCTTTATAGCCGCACAGGTAAATCAACGCAATATCCCTCTTTCACAGAGGCTACAGGCTACGGCACAGGTGAGGGCTTATGTGGTTGGAACTGTAGACACAGCTTCGGCCCCGGCGATCCTGAACACAACCCTTACAAAGACTTTGATTCTGAGGAAAACAAAGTTGCTTACGATTTATCACAGCAACAACGCAGCGCTGAGGCTCGAATAAGACAAAGCAAATTAAAGATACTCGGTTTGCGTGAGGCTATCAACGCCACAAGTGATGAACAGGCAAAAGCTACACTTCAGGCTGAATACGATAAACAAGCGACTTTACTTACCAAACGCAATAAAGCCTACAACGATTTTTGCGATACGAACGGACTTAAAAAGCTGTCTGACCGTATAACAGTAGCTAAATGGAATCGTTCAGAGGCAGCTAAAGCGGCGGCTGTCGCAAGGCGTACACAGAAATAAACACACGGTACAAATCGTATCGTGTGTTTTTATACGCCCCTCTTAGCTTTGGTCGGTGCAATTCCGACAGGGGTACCACATTAGACTATCGGCGGTCTTAACAATGCCGAAATCCACAGGAGGCTGCAACCTCTGAAATAACTGCTAATGTGGACGCACAGGAGGTATTTCTATGAAAACAGAAGAACTCACCGCTATTGGCTTGACCGAAGAACAGGTTAAACAGGTCTTTGCACTCAATGGCAAGGATATTGAGAAGCAAAAGAAAATTGCTTCTGACCTTGAAACTGAGCGTGACGATTATAAAAACCGCCTCGAAACAGCCGAAGCAACCCTGAAAAAGTTTGAGGGTATTGACCCCCAGCAGATTCAGACAGAAATCCAAACCTACAAGACACAGGCTGAGGAAACGAAAAAGAGCTATGAAAAACAGCTCACTCAGAGAGATCAGAGGGATTGGATTAACAAAAAGCTGGACGAATACGGCGTAAAATCCCCGTTTGCCCGTAAGCAGCTCACATCTGATTGTATGTCAGAGGAATCGGGATTGACTTGGAAAGACGGTGCATTTTTCGGCTTTGATGATTATATGAAAGCCGCAAAAGAACGGGACGCAGGACTGTATCAGACAGCAGAGGAAAAAGCAGCCGCCGAAAAAGAAGCTGCATTAAAGGGTAAAGCGCCTACTTTTACAGGTCCGACAGGCGATTCTAAGCCTGCAACTGAAAAGTTTACGCCCCCTAAAATTTTCTAATTTGAAAGGATGATTTTATTATGGCAAGAATTGAAGCATTGAGTATTCTTACTCAGGAAGAAGGCAAAGAGTATCTTTCTGAACTCTACGGCAAGGTAATTGAAAATGTTATGAAAGGGCTTGTTTCCGCAGGTATGAAAAATGCGGACTTGTCCGGCGATCCTGCTTCCGGCTCTGTGGAAGCAAAGCGTTTTGTAAACGCAAAATCTCAGGCTTACGGCACTGCTCGTGCTGCCGGTGCTGGCAACAAGGTAAAGGCTAAGCCTGTAACCGTTAAAATTTCTGAGGACAGCGAAATTGTTGAAGAAATTGAGGATAAGGACACTAAGCTCTACGGCGTTGACGGCTTGCTTGACCGCCGTAGTGCAAACCACGTTCTGCGTATGCTCTCTGAGCTTGACAGCAAATTCTTTGCTACTGCTGCTAACGCAGCCGTTGAGGTTGAAATCGCAGAAGGTACGGCTATCGAAGATGAGCTTGAGGCAGTTATTCAGGAGTGCGAGAACACTAAGAACGATTTTGTTGACGGTGTGCCTCGTTCTATGATGCACCTTGTTCTTAACACTGCTTACTACGGCAAGGTGAGAAACAACCTCGATAAGCAGACACGCTCTAATGTAGATACTGCTGCTGAAGAGTTTTACACTTGGCACGGTGTTGACTGCAAGAGCTGTGTAAACCTCCCTGCCGGTGTTAAGTATCTGCTTATGGTTGACGGTGCTGTTGCTCAGCCTGTTATGGCAAATCAGTATGTTGCAGAGAAAATCCCTCTTTCTGAGGCTTACGGCGTTTCTCTCTTCTACCACTACGGCACTGAGGCTGTAACCCCTGACCTTATTTTCAAGAATAAGGCTACTGCTTAATCAAGCGCATTACTGTTAAGGAGGTAATTCAAAATGGCAAGATTTAAGAACATTATCACAGGCAATATCATAAATGTTGAGGATAAAGGCACTATTACCCTTGTGGAAAAATCCGACAGATACGAAGCTGTCAAGGCAGTTAAGAAGTCTGACGATAAGAAAGCAGACGATAAGAAAACTGCTGAATAAGGAGGCTGTACTATGGCATACGCAGATTACACATTCTACAAGGATAGCTACTACGGCGATATGCTGACTGAGGATAACGCCGATAAGTGGCTTGATATGGCAAGTGATGAAATTGACACCCTTACATTTGGACGTTTAACCTTTGCGTTTCCCGTTGTAGAGGCTCACATTACTAAGGTGCGTAAGGCTGTGTGTGCTGTAGCTGAGGCTCTATTTCAGGTGGACTTACAACGCAAAGCGGTAGCAGCACAGCAAGCCGCAGACGGCTCATACAGAGGCGCTATTGCCTCTGTATCATCTGGCAGAGAATCAATCTCATATTCAGTGAATAACGCTGCTGCTTCTGTATATGCTGCTGCCGCCGCAAATGACAACGAACGAATGAAACTCATAAGCAATATAGCCGTTAAGTATCTGGCTAATATCCCGGACGCTGAGGGCGTTAATTTGCTTTATGCAGGAGGTGTGCGCCGTGTATCAAAACACAATAACACTGTTTAATTTTCACAAGAAAACAGGTGTTTGGTATCCTTCTGTTATTTCCGGCGTTGATCTGATTGCAAGTAAGGCTAACAATGCAACTAAGGAGGGGACAGTCAACGGTGATACAGTAGAAATCATTATACACTGTAACAAAGAGAAAGCT